CGGCCCAGATGGCCTCGTCTCGGACGTCGCGCATGTAGTCGGCATCTTTGGGGATGTACATGGGCGTGCCGCCGTACTCGCGGCACAGCTCGTGGGCAATGTCGCGCATGAGTTGGCGGGCGGCCTCTCCCGAGGCGCCCAGCTCCTTTGTCAACTTGGCCGAGCCGATGTCAACCAAGCGTGTGACGAGCTCGGTCGGCGAGCGTTTGCCCTTACGCGACATCAGGCACCACCTTTCGCGACGACGTCGTCGCAAGTGGCTTTTGCGACAGACAAGGGACTTTTGCGGGCGAGCCACAGCTTGAGCTGCTCGATGCACTGGCCGGCCTGCGCGTCGTTGAGCCATTCGAGCTTGTCCACGCCGGTCTGGGCTTTGATCCAGGCCTCCATTGCTTTGAATGTGCGGTGCTCGACCTTGCCTGCGGCGTGCAGCTGCTGCCACAGGCTGTAAATCTTGGCTGGCTTGGGCGCCAGCTTGCGGTGCGGCTTGCCATCCGTTGATTTCGGCTTCCAGCCGCACCGCTTCAAGTGATCCAGAAAACGCAGCCGCCCAGCCATGTCCAGTTTGGCCGATGAATCTACGCCGCACACGGTTTTGAGCAGTGCGCGATATTCGTCATCGGGCATATTCAGGTCTTTGATGGCGATATGGATCATCGCCAGCTCTTTTGGCCTGCTTGATGCACGGACTGGGCGGGGATTCGTCATGAGCTTCTGGGCTTTGTCTTGAAATTAGATATCAACAGCTCACCGGCCATTTGATCGGTCGACTTTTTGGGGTTGATGCTGTAGCGAGTTTTGACGCTCTCGATTTGGAAAGCGGAAAAGACCTCGCGAACGCCTTCGGTGTCGTTGAGGCTAAGAATGAACCGGCCTTTGACTGCGCCCAGGATGGACGCGAGGCGCGTGAAGTCATCTCGGCTGAAAAGCTCTTTGCCGTAGTCGCCCTCGCATCCCCAGTATGGAGGATCGAGGTAAAAAAGGGTGCCGGTCTTGTCGAAGCGGTCGATCACATCGGCGAATGGCCGGTTTTCGATGTAGACGCGTGAGAGGCGTAAGTGGGCCTCGCTGAGGTCTTCTTCGATACGCAGTAAATTCAGGCGCGATGGTGCTGTGGCAGCAATTCCGAAGGTGGGTTTGCTGATACGGGCACCGAAGGCTGATTTGCTGATGTAATAAAAGCGAGCCGACCGTTGAATATCGGTGAGCGTGTCGGCGGGCGTCTGCATGAAACGGTCGAATTCATCTCGGGCGATCAGCATCCACTTGAATTGCTGAATCAACTCAGGCAGGTGGTGTTTCACACATCGATACAGGGTGACCAGGTCCCTGTTGATATCGTTGATGATTTCAACCTTTGACTCAGGTTTTTTGAATAAGACCCAAGCTGCACCCGCGAAAACTTCGCAATATGCGTCATGGGCCGGGAACCGGTCAATGATTCGGTCAGCCAGAAGGCTTTTTCCGCCCAGCCAGGCCAGGGGACTCTTTTTGCGCAGCGTCGTGTTGATCAAGATGATCTCCGGTTGACGCTCGCGGGCGTTCTGGTGTGGGACTCGTGGTCCTCATATCGTTCAAACACCCGCACCTGGGGCATTTGATCTGCAACCGGGTATAGAGCCCTGTTGCGAGTTTTCGTCGGCAATTGCCGCACCGGACGTCTTGCATGATTCGACCTAAAATCTGGCCCGCCTGTGCACAGGTGGCAGGGCCTTGGCTGAATCCGCAGGTAGTTTGCGGTGGAGGGGGCACCAGCGTGCTCGTAACACGCTGGTGCTCGCCCTGTCTTTTTTTGCTGATGGATGTCAGCGCTCATGGCAGTCAGAACAGCTCTTCCTGGTTGCGCAGCTCGTCCTCTTTTTGCTCGACGCCGAGCATGAGGAGGATCTCCAGGGCGACTTGGGCGTGGTGCATGTCGAGGAAAGCATCGCCGCCGGCCACTTCCTGTACGCGCTTGATGTCAGCGTCGGTCAGGAAGAAGCTGATGCGGTTCAAGCCGTATTCAAACGGCTCGATGGATGCCTCGACAGCACGACAGGCAAAGTCGATTTTTGCGGCGCTGCAGGATTGAAGCGCCGCGGCTTGGGCGTGTTGATGAGGGGTATTCATGGGAGGGGCTCGCTTTCTCAAGCGGTCGTTCAAACCGCTTGAAAAAGCCCCCGGCCGAGGCCAGGGGAAGCCGCTTTGCAGCGGACCAGGGAGACAAGGGTTACGCGGCGGCGCGGGTCTTTCGATCGGCTTGGATCGCATCAATGATTCGGTCTTCGATGTCGCCCTCGCTTGTCCACTGAACTGGATGCAGTGATGGGCCAAACTCGTCTCGGAACTCGCGGATGTCGCGCTTGTTGGCCTGCGCCACCTCGGCCGTGAGCAGCTCGTAAGACTGGCTGCCGGGGCCAATGAGATAAGCCAGTCGGCCGTCGCGCTGTATTTGGCGCAGCAAGTGAGCCGAGGCCGTTGGGCGGTTGGCGCGCAGCAGCTCAGGCACATGCAGCACGTCGATGCCCAGCCGGTGGGCCAGATGCAGCTCCAGGTGCGCACCGTTGCTGCGCTCCCAGCCTGGCAGAAGGGCGATGGCATCGCAGTCGCACAGCGCCTTGATGTCGGCGCGCAGGGCTTGGTGCCAGGTCACCGATGTGTCGGCGTTGAGCTCGGCGGGGCTGACCACTTCGTAGCCAAGGGCTCGCAGGGCAGCGGCGGCTTCGTGGAAGGCGGGGAAGTTCCACTCGGGCAGGCCGGTCATGGGGCCGCTGAGGTAGATGCGGATGGTGCTCACGGCAAGGTCCTTCCTGTCGCAAAGTCGCGCCAGCCCTGATCGGGCGTCCACGAGCACAGCGCGGTCTGCATGCCATCAGCCGTGACGATGCGCAGCGTAGCGTTGCCCACGCGGGCCAGCGTTGTGGCGTGGTGCATCACAGCGCCGGCATCCTCTAACTCTCCGGCATCGAACTCGATGACGTTGCGCCAGGCGCCCGATGTGTTGATCTGCAGCTTGACCGGCCTGCTGGTGATCTTGGCGGTGGGCATCAGGGCACCTCCGGGAATCGCACGCAGTGGTGGGCAACGGGGTGCCGCTCCAGCAGGCCGTACTGGTCGAGGAACAGGATCGAGCGGTCGAGCAGTTGGCGGAACTCGAGGTCGTTGTCGCAGTTGCCCTGAAACGGCGTGGCGCTGGTGTCAAACCACTGGCCGTGCTCGTCTGAGAATGGGTTGCAGTCCAGCTCGATGTCGCAGCGGGCGGCGCCGGCCGCGATCTCCAGCGCCATGCCGATGAGTTGCATGCCATCGGGGCGGGCCAGGACTTGGGAGGCTTGAAGCAGGTGGCTCATGATGCGTCCTCGGTTGCGCCCTTGATGAGGGCTTTGACGAGCTTGTCGACGTCCTGGTCGGCGGCTTTGATCACGACCTGGTCGCCGGCCTCGGTGACCGAGGCGCCGAGCTTGCGCAGCTGCTGTGTGGTGAGCTGCTGCATGGCGTCTTTGCTGGGCTTTTCGGTGGTGATGATCAGCACGTCTTGCTGATCGGGCAGCTGGCGCTTGATGGCTTTGATGATGGCGTCGTCGTCGTCCCAGTCGATCTTTCCCTTGCCCTTGGCCAGGCCCACCTTGATGCCGTGAAACACGGCGGTTCTGGGCTTGGCGAACAGTGCCGGGTTGGCCTCAATGAGGGCCTTGAGCTGGTCGTGCTTTTCAGCGACCTTGTTGACGGCTGCCTTGAGGCCCTTGAGGTGCTCGCGCTTGAGCGCCTCGATGCCATCGTTGAGCGTGGTGACGATGGTGGCCAGGGTGGTGCGCGCGTCGGCCAGGGCCTGGGCGCGGCGCTCGATGTCTGTCATTGCGGTCATGCAATGTCCTTTCCTGAGGTGATTGACAGAGGGGTGGTGGAGGTGATGTCGATGACGGCCTGGACGGCCGCTTCGACGGCTTTGGCATGTTTGCGGCGTGCGGGGCCGTTGAACGTGTGCTTGGTGAGGACCACAGATGCATCTGCACGCAGCACGCTGCTGGCCAGGTCGGCGGGCACCAGGCGCCAGTGGGCCCGGCACATGAGGGTGCGCCGGTTGCCCGGGCTGCTGCAGCCGGGCACCTTGCATTGGGGTAGCGTGCTGACTTGCATGGCTCATGTTCGGCGTACGCCACGGGGCCACTTGAGCAGCTGATACGCGCGCTCGCGGCTGATGCCGAGGCGGTGGGCGATATCGCGGAACGACTCGCCGGGCTTGGGTGGGTCCATCCGGATGCGCTCGCCTGCAGTGGTCGTTGTCAACAGTGCCAGTTGTGCACGGGTGGCCCACAGGTGACGCTCTTGCATGGTGTGCTTGACTTTGCTGAGCTCGGGCAGCAGGTGCCAGATCACTCTGATCTGTGCGTAGTGCGTGATTTGCGAGTGCTCCAGATAGCCGTCTATCGGCCACCAACCGATGACGTCTCGCGGCTCGTAGTCGCCCATGTACGCGCGCTTGAGGTGCGGCTCTGAGTACTCGATGGCATGGCCGCGCAGCATGACGTACAGCGTGTCAGGCGTCGGCTCTAGTCGATCGCCGCGCTTGCACTCCAGCAACTCAAACGACATTTGCTGGACCTCATCAAACGGCAGGTCTGAGAACTGAGGGTGCAGCAGCACGAGGTGGCGTAGCCCATCGGCGTTGATGAGTCGGGCTTTGTAGAGGCTGATCATGGTGGGTGGCAGCAAATAGATTGATCAGTTCAGCGCAGCGATCAGCTCGGGCAACAGCTTGTGCATCTCTCCCGTGAAGATCGCGACGTCGGCATCGAAGGCCTCGTCTGTAGCTGGCTTGTTCTTCTTGGCTGCATTGGTCTCAAACACCACATCGAGCAAGGCCAGCTTCTTGAGCTGCAGCTGGTCAGTGAGCATGAATGAGATGCGATCGCGCCATGTCAAGGACAGCGTACGAGGCCACATGCCTTGCTTGATCCGTTCCGAGACCTCAGGGACATCCAGCGGGTGTTTGGCATAGCGCACGACTGACTTGCTCTCGTCGCAGGACACAAGCTCGCAATCACGGCCAAGCGTGAATTCGTCGTAGTCGGGCGTTCCTTCTGCCAACCAACAGGCCATCAGTGTTGCTGGCTTCATCTCGGTATGCACTCGGCTGATCGCGAAGCCCTCGATCTCGCGGCATAGCATGGTCACCGCGTCATCAGCTCGCTGCACACTCGATGCGCCAACCACGATCAACTTGAGCAGCGGGTTGATCCACACAAAGGTGCGTGATTGCTTGGGGAATGCATCAGGCAGCAGCTTGAGCAGCGCCTGCTCTCTGATGTCGCGCAGCACGCTGCGGCCAGGCTTGCGGCCGGTTTCATGCTCGATGAGCTGCGCCTGTGCTTCGACCTCCAGCGCCAGCGTCTGGCTGGGCACGGTGCGCACTTCGGTCTGCAAGGCCAAGATGTAGTGGCCATTGACGGCCTCTAGCAGGGCCCCATGCGCATGGCCGCGTGGCGGCACCCAGCCTTGTGACTTTTGCTGTGTTGGCGCCGTGGGCACGAAGGGGCAACGGTCCAGCGCATGCTCAAGCTTTTCTTTGACCTGCGGCTTGGTGGGCTCGATGTTGTACATCACGATGTTCTTGAATGACTTCATATGGTCCTCACGCTTGATTGAGAAGAAGTTGCCCACACAGCACGGGCAGCGGGATGCGGCGCAGGCGCGATGACAGCTTCAAGCTGTGCATGGCCCGCGACTCCAGGAAGCGAATGCAGAAGTCGTCCAGCTCGTCAGCCGTAGCGGCGATGAAGTAGCCGGTCTCTGGCATGCCGGCGATGGGGATGCCGGTTTCGCGCAGGCCGCTGATGGCTTTGCGCAGGGCGCGCATGCCGGCCTCGCCGTCCAGGCCCAGCTTGTTGGCCAGGTGTTGGCCGTGGATGCCGTTGTCGCGGCCACGGTGGGCTACGCCGAGCGCGTTGATGACGCGGGCTGACAGGGACACGGTTGACTCACTCATGCTCGCCTCACGATGCAGTAAACGGGTTCGTCGGGCGTGGACGGGGCTGGCAGCAGCGACCAGCGCCGGCCGTCGTGCAGCTTGCGCAGCGCAGTGACGCAGCTCTTGGCCTTGCCCCAGGGCATGACGCGTGAGCCGCCCACGGGCACGTCAGCCATCAGCTCGACGGCGGTGGGTGCACGTGGCGCGCGTGCGCAATCGGCTATCACTGGGGCTCTCCGCGTGGGGTGGCGCAAGCGGTGAGCACGCGGCCCTGCGCGGCGGCGTCGGCCAGTGCATCGTGTCGGCCAGCGGCATAGGCCTGGGCCATGCGGTGCGTCCATTCAACGGCGCGTTGGCGCTCGCTGATGTGGTCGGCGATGCGTTGCTCCAGCGCAGCGTCGTCAGCCTCGGCCTGTGAGTCAACGTGGTGGCCATAGGCCAGCAAGGCCACCAGCGTGCACACACAGGTGATGATCAGGGCGATGCGGGCGCGCAGGCCGTCTTTGGCGGGCAGGCCGTGTTCGCGGTGGGGGTGGAGGTCGGTCATCACAAGGCCCTCACGATGTCGGCGTCGACCACGGGTGCGCCCAGCGCGGCGGCTTCGTTGAGCGCGGCCGTGAGCACGTTTTGCACTGCCAGCGGGTAGACCAGGCTGACCACCTTGACGGCCTGGCTGTTATTGACGCGGCGCTCAATGGTCAGCCGCCCACGGATGGCCTCGATGCCGTCGTCGGTGATCAGCTCGCGCAGCTCACGCCCTGCCGCCTTGGCTTTGTGGGCCAGATAGGCGCCTAGCTCGTGGTCGAGCGGTTGCAGCTCCAGCATCTCGCAACGTTGAAACACCTCGCGGATGGAGTGGCGGCGCTCATTGAGCACTTGTTTGAGCTCGGGGTGTGCCACGAGCAAGATGCCCAGGGCCGAGCGCCGGCCGATACGCGCGCGCTCTTGCAGGCGCTTGAGGTGCTTGAGCGTGATCTCGGGCAGGTCGTGCGCCTCCTCGATCACAAGCAGGTGGCTGTTGCCCGCGCTGACCGAGTCTTCGAGCAGCTTGACGAGTTGGCGCGTGCGGCCCTCGATCGTGGGCTTGATCGCGACCTGCGGATCGAGCGTGGCCACGCCCGCAGCCAGGATATCGGCCGACTTGATCATCTTGGCGATGCGGTCGTTGGCACCCATGCCGAGCACGCTGGGCTCGATCATGATCACGGGGCGGCTGCTCTCTTTGATGCGCTCTTTGAGGTCGGAGAGGATCGTGGTCTTGCCCGCGCCCGACTCGCCCATCAGGGCCACGAATGAGCCGTTGGTGGCGCATTGCCAGCAGGCCTCGCGGATGAAGCGGATCTCGCCCGAGAGGAACATGTCAGCCTCGGTCGAGACCTCGCCATCGAACGGGTTGGTGAACAGGCTGAACGCCTTGCGTGCGGCCATCGACAGGGTTTGTTTGCCCATCAGCATGTCGGTCTCCTGGAGGGTGTCGTCGTCAGCGCCGGCATTCGCAGGCGCTTTGTGCTTGCCCTTGGCGGGCGTTGGTTCGGGGGCGGGGGCTGCCTCAGGCTCGGGCACTTGGTCGAATGCCGTAGCCAGCTCGGTCTCGGTGGCGCCGCGCTCGCGCAGCGTGGCGAGGATGCGATCGCGGCGCACACGCTGGCGCGTGGGCCACTGGTTGAGCGTGATGATCTGGGCGAGCGTTGACACGCCGATGCCGCCGGCTGCGGCCATTTCTCGGTAGCCCACCTTGAGCCGCTTGGCGATCTGCTTGATGAGCAGCTCGGCATGGCTTGGGGATGGGGCCTGCATGTCAACGCCAGCCGATGCGAGGTCGGTGGTGCTCATAGGCTCCTTGTGGTCTGAGGGAGGGAGAGGGTCAGACGCCAGCGTGATGTTCGACACGATGGCGCGGCGGTTGTATGCATCGAAAGCGGCGGCGCGCTTGAGGGTGCGGAGGTCTTTCACTTGGCGCCTCCGACCACGCGCAGGCCCACGGGTGCAGCATCAGCAGCGGGTGCTGGTGCGGCTTGCGAGGGGGTGAACTGGGCGGCAATGCCGGCGACCTGGTCTTCGGGCACGCCATCCGCGAAACGGGCTTTGAGCCAGCCGTAAACCTCGGGTGTGTAGTGGGGCCCGAGCTGGTCTTTGAGGCGCTTGGCAGCCTCGGCCACGCTGATGCGTGCGGCCTCCACTGTGCGTTGCTCTGTGCCCTGCAGGGCCGTGCCGCGGCGGGGCAGGAAGGCGGGCAGCTGGGCGTCACGAAAGCGTGTGAAGGGGTCCACACGGCCCTCGAAGACCAAGCCGTTTTTCTCTTGGCGCTTGGCGGCTTCTTCGGCGTTAGCGCCGCCGAAGGCCTTGACCATCACAGCATCACGGTTGCGGTCGACCTGGCCGCGCACAGCGCTGCGCAGCTCTTCGCCGATCACCGGGGCATCCTCGCGCCAGCCGTGGTCATCACGTGCTACGGGCTCGATGGTCATCCAGCATTGCTCGCCCGTGTCCTGGTCGGTGTAGGCCACATTGACCGCAGGCGCGCGGAAGGGGTTGACCACCACGGTGGCCTTGCTGCCGGCCATGACACCGGGCAGGTATTTGAGGTCGTAATCAGCGGTGCCGTGGCCGCTGATCGTGAAGCTGATGCGTAGGTCGTTGGAGACGCGCGGGGTCTTTGGATTTGTGGTCACCAGCTCGCGCATCAGCTCGATGGCCGGGGCCAGGCGCAGCTGCTCGGCGGTGATCGTCATCCAGGCTGCGTGGCGCGTCTTTTGATAGCGGCTGTGCAGCTTGGTGGCGCCGAAGTGGTTGGCCCACATGAGGGCCTTGGCGTTGAGGTCGACCAGGTCATCAACGTGCGCAAAGCGCAAGTCGCTTTCGAAGTGGATCTCCACCAGGTGGTGAGCTTTTTCGACAGAGCCGTTGGCGCGGCTGTTGTGCCGCTCGTGCACGATGACGCGTGTCTCAAGCCGCTCCAGCAGGTTGAGCGTGGGCGCTGATGTGTTGGCTGAGCCCATGTCCATCTGCACGATGAATGGGACGCCGTGCACGATGTGGCCGTCTTTCGGCGCGAACGACCAGATCAGAAAATCAGTGAGGTGCCGGGCGCACTCACTGCCCAGGTAGTAGCGGGTGAGCAGCTGGTGCGTGTAGTGATCGGCCACCGTGTAGCGGATCAGTCGATCAGCCTGTATGCGCGAGACGTTGCCCGGCTTGTTTTTGTAGAACTTCTTTTCGTCCATGACCTGCAGGCCCTGGGCATTGCTCAGGTAGTACGCGACGCATACCGATGCATCGACCTGCCAGACGTGGTTGGGGTGCAGGCTGCGCTGTTCGATCGAGGGCGTGGGCCGCGTGAGCTGATCAGGGTGCAGGCCGCGCTCACGCAGGATCACGGCAATGCGTGATGCAGACAAGTCGGTCGAGATCTCGCCCGCGGCACGCAGCATGTCAACGGCCTTGTCGAACGTCATGATGCGGTTGCCGGTCTGCCTGAATGAGCCGAGCAGTGCAGCGCTGATCTTGAGCAACTCGTCTTCATCGACCGCACGCTGGCCTGCGTCAACGCGGCGCTTGCGGCCCGAGCTGCGGCCCATATGGTCTGTGAGCCAGCGCTGCACCGTGCCCGTGCTCACGCCGAGATACGCCGCGGCCTCGGTGACGAGCGCAGCTTTCTCGCCCTGCTTGGCCGCGTCCAGGCGTTGCTGGACCTCGGTCAAGAAGGTGACTTGCAGGGGTGTGAGTGCGGCCATGCGTGCGCCCCTTACTTGCCGGCCGTGCCGGGCTTGCCCAGCCACTCAGGCGTGTAGCTGCCTTCGAGCTTTTCGAAGCCGTTCTCGCGGGCGCACTCATCAATGCGGGCCTGCACATAGCGCAGCTTTTCAGCGACGTGGGCGCGTATGGATTCGTTGCCGCAGGTCTCTAGCGTGGTGCTCACGACCACGGCCAGGCGGGTAAAGCCGAGCTCAACCTCACGCACCGCGGCGGCGACCTCTTCGAGCGTGGCCTGCTCTTGCTGGGTTTTGGCCTCGCTGTCAGCGCTGGGTTTGAAGCGCTTGGCAGCAGTGAGCTTCTCGTCAAGCGAGTTGATCTTGTCGTCTTTCTTGACGATCAAGGTGTTTTTGGCGTCTATCGTGTGCTTTGCTTCGCGCAGGGCCTGGCGCAGTTCGGTGACGCCCATACGGGAGACATCGTCCAGGTCCAGCTCACCAACTTGGCCACCGGCGTCGAGCACGTCGAGCTCGTCGTCATCGAGCACCATGAGTTCGAGCAGCTTGGACTTGCCTAGGCTGAGCAGCTGCTCGGAGCGGTGCTTGCCATCGCCCACGTATTTGACTGTGGCTTGCACGATGCGTTGCGCCGTGCGCGGGATCATGTTGAGCGATTCGAGGCGCTGGATCCATTCGCCGTGCGGCGTCACTGCGTGGAGCAGCTGCAGGCGCGCGCCGATCTGGAACAGGGCATCAACCGCCGTTTGCTGAAACCCGCGAATCTCAGTGATGAGAATGTCGGGGTTGGCGCTCTTGAGGCCGTAGGTCTCGATGACCTGGCGGGCGCCCGCGGTGAGCTGGTTGAGCGCGAGGGTGTCTACCTCGTTGACTGCCTCGACCAGGTCATTGCTGACCGGCTGGCGTGGCTGTTGAGTGCGAGCCATGTGTGTGCCTCCGTTATGTGCGCGAGTAGCGCTGTTGGGTTTCATCGAGCTTTTGCCGTGCGCGCTCCAGCGCGAGCTGGTGGCGCTTGGCGATCTGCACGATTTGGGGCGACAGGCGCCAGCGGCCTGTCTCGGGGATCTGCTCGGCCATGCCAGCCGTTTTGAGGTTGGCCAGATCACGCGTAGCGACCGAGGCCGAGCAGCTCTGCGCGGCTGCAATGTCTGAGGGGGCCAGCCCTGCGATCTCGCACCCGGCCAGCACGGTCAGCAGGCGCAGGATGCGCTGCTGCGGCGCGCAGAGGTACTTGCTTGCAGCGTCGCTCATGCGGGTTCCCATGCTGAGCGCGCGGTGGGTTTGACCCAAACTGTGGCGGTCTTCGCGCACCCCTTCTCTGCCCACTTTGTCAGCAGAGAGGCGCAGGAGCGCAGCTGATCGACCATCGTCTTGCCGAGCGCTACATAGATGACTGGGCCATACAGCGTGTGGGTCAGCAGCAGCGCGCGCGCTGGGTGTCCGTAGTCATTGCAGATTGGGTTGTCGCTCATTTGGCGCCGCCCTTTTCGCCCCGGATGACACCAGTCTTGATGCCAAGGCTTACAGCGATCTCGTGGCTCTTGCCGCGCTTTGTGATGCGGCCAGCAAGGATGTTGTAGACCAGGTGCACGGGGAATTTGTTTTGCCGTGCCCATTCCGCGACGCTGGTGCCTGTTTGATCAAACCAAGCCTTGGCTCTAGCGTGTTCGGGGCTGATGACCAGCTTGGCTTGCCGCTTGTTCGGCGCTTTGGGTGGAGGGGTGCCAGGTTTGCTCATAGCGGGTGCAAAATGTGTAGGTTGGTTTGTTTGCTGGCTTCATCACCCTTGAGGGGTGGCCCATTTGGGGGTGGTTAGGTTTGCTCAGGGTGATTTAATTATGTGTTCGTTTGAGAACATTGTCAAGGGTTTCGTATGACTACAACGCGCACGCTCGGCGAGCGTCTCAAAGAGGAGCGCGAGCGCCTGAAAATCAGTCAAGAGGTGCTGGGCGAGTCGGCCGGCGTTGGCCGCACGGCGCAGTACAACTACGAGCAAGGCAAGCGCAGCCCGGATGCCGATTACCTGATCGCTGTAGCGGCGATGGGCATCGACGTGGTGTATCTGCTGTCGGGCCAGCGCCTGCCGCCAGCGATGGCTGGGCACATGTCAGCCGCTGCCAGCGCGACGCTGCACGTCGCTGATGCGGGCGTGTCGCAGAGCTACCTGGATGCCGTGGTCGCCCAGGCGCAGGGGCGTGCGCTTTCGGGTGATGAGGCTGCCCTGCTCGACAAATTCAGGTTGCTGCCATCAGAACAGCGCGAGTCGTTTTTGCAGATCGTCGGCGCGCTGTCGTCCAAGCGTGCAGCCCGGCCGCGTGGCCGTGCTGGCGTGTCGCAGGTCATTCATGGGGACGTGGGTCAGGTCGTCAAAGCCAAGTCGGTGGTGACTGGTGACGTTGTGATGGGCGGCAAGTCACGCGCCAAGAAATGAAACAGAATGCTTCTCAAAACGTGCGACGTCGCGCGTTTTGACCGCAGTTAAATGCGCCGATTCGACGCATTTGAGGCATGCGCAGGCAACAAAAAACGGCCTCAAGGGCCGTTCTGAAATGCGTCGATTCGGCGCATTTGGCGCCGATGGGCTCAGCCTGGTGCGCTCAAAATCAGCCGCTCTACCCACTGCGACACGCTCAAGCCCGCCGCCGCGGCCTTGCGCTCGGCCTCTGATTTGACGTGGTCATGCGTGCGGATGCCAATGCGTGCCTCACGCACTTCGCCCTCGGGTAGCGGCTTGGGGCCGCGCTTGGCTGGGGTCTTTTGTTGAGTCATACGGGCCTCATGAGGTTGTTGACAGCGGCCTCGGCCTGGTCGTCCAGCTCGCCGGGCAGGTGGGGTGTGGCTGTGTGCTCGGCCCACAGCGTGTAGGCCTCCCAGGCCAGGCGCGTGAGCATGCGGGGGGCGTTGTGAAAACCGTGCTTTGCCGTAAGCAGCAGGAGCACAGCGTCGCCATTGGGCAGGGGCTGCAGCTGGCCTGGCTGCATCACCAAGCCAGTGGGCGCGTGGGTAAGCGCGCGCTGGGCTGAGTCGATGAGCCAGCGCGTTTGCCAGCGGTGGTGCCTGGATGGCACGTTAGGCCTCGTCCTCATCTGTATCTACTGCAACTCCACCGCGTGCATTGACGTTGAAGCCTGCGCGCTGCAGGCTGTTGCTTGCGCAGAGTGTTGCAGCGTCATGATCGAGGCCGCGCTCGCGAGCGCCGATATATTCACCGAGTGCCGCTTTGCCGGCCTCGCAGTCGGCAAAGTGGGCATCCATCGGAGCGAAGCGGGCGTTGAGGGGGTGTGTAGTCATGTGATCTCTCCTTAGAGAACCAGCTACCGGCTGGAGTCGGATGGCAGCGATGTGCTGTCCATGTAATTAATGTACGTCGGTTATTTATTGAGCGCAAGCGATTTTTTCATTTACCCCACGACCGAGGGGGGTGTCTGTGACGTTGATGACGATCGTTTAGCGTAAAAAGAGGCGCAAGGCCGTCAGAGTTGTAGGGAGTAGTAGCGTGCCGCATCAAACCATCACGGGGGACCAGGTCTCCACTGTCATTGGACAGCAGAGCGTCCACATCAACAATTACGCGCCCGAGGCGCCTGCGCCTCGGATCGACCCGGACATGTCGCGCACATGCCCGCAATGTCGCAAAACAACGTGGCGCTACACCGCAGCGTGTATGCACTGCAACCTCGACCTGGAGCAATGGGACAAGCGCTCGCGCGGCGTGCGGGGTTGGCTGACTCGGCTGTTCGGTCGAGGTGAGGGCTCGACATGAGCAAATGGAGTTGGGCTACATTGATCATCACTGCTGGTGTGCTGGTGGTCGCGCAATGCACAGGTCATGATGACGAGCACTACAAAGCGCAGGTCGATGCATGCGTGAACCGTGGCGTCAAATACTTCATGGAGCTTGGCAGCTACCCTAAGCTGAGCGACGGCCGCATCCCACATGACGTGGCGCTTGAGCGCTGCCAGCGCACACTCACTGCCTTCTGAGCCCAATGGCTGCGGGTTCTAAACCCGTTTAACTTCCAGTTCGCGCGCGCGCGGGCCACCATGCCTGCATGCCCCAACGCGTCGTCAACCTCATCGTCGTGCACTGCTCGGCCACCGCCAATGGCGATGCGCTGTTCAGTGGCACGGCGGGCCAGCCCGACTTCAAGACGGCGGCTGACCGCATTGACGAGATGCACCAGGCGCGCGGCTTTAAGCGCAACCCTGGTGCAGCCGCGCGCTTCAACCCCAAGCTCAAGTCCATCGGCTATCACTTCGTGATTGCCTGCAACGGTGCCGTGTTCACGGGCCGCTCGCTGATTGAGGTTGGCGCGCATGTGCAGGGCCGCAACTCAGACACGGTCGGCATCTGCATGACCGGCACCAATGCGTTCACGGTCCAGCAGTTCCATGCGCTTGAGAGCCTGCTGCGCCAGCTTGGCCCATCGCTGCATGTGCCATTGCAAGCGCCAGTGCTTGCGCCAACAGCCAGGGGCAGTGTGCTCGTCAACGGTGTCTGCGGCCACCGCGACCTCTCGCCTGACCTCAACGGCGACGGCCGCGTCACATCAAACGAGTGGCTCAAGACCTGCCCCGGCTTTGATGTGGCTGCGTACGTCGCCAACCAGTTCATCCCGCCCAAAGCGGCGCTGTTGATCGGAGGCACCCATGCCTGATGGCACCCCCCAAATCACGATCACCACTGATGCCAAGCCCTGGTATCAGTCCAAGACGATCTTGATCAATGCCGGCGTGCTCGCGCTCGGTGTGGCCGAGCAGCAGCTGGGCTTGCTGCAGCCTGTGCTGCCTGTGCCGCTGTGGCAAGTCATTGCCTTTGCGCTGCCCGTGATCAACACCGCGCTGCGCGTGATCACCAGCCAAGGGGTCAAGCTGTGAGCGCGCTCGTGCCCACTCCTGCCGCAGCAGATCAAGCGCTGTCGATGAAAGTGGGTTGCACGCACTTGACGGTGCAGCACACCGCCACGCTGGCGCAGCGTGAGGCCGACCTGACTCAGCTTGTGCGCTACATCAATGTGCACATCACGCACCTGCGCAAGCAGCTGGGCCAGCCTGGCCTGAGCGACGGGGGTGGCACATGAGCTGGCTGGCATCAAAGGGCTTGGCCTGGTTGATGGGCTTGCTGGCCATTGCGGCTGTGCTTGCCGGCACCTGGTGCGCAGGCAGCCATTCGGGCCGCCAGCAAGAGCAGCTGGTGCAGCAAGCGGGCAAGACGCTGGCCTTGGCTGCCGAGCACCAGTTGTATGTGGACCAGGTCAAGCGCGGCGAGCGTGCAGTTGCTGGCCTCAATGCGCAGCTGGACGTGCAGCGTGCATCGATCGAATCCCTTGCCCGGAGACTTGCCAATGTCCCTCGCTTTGCTCCCACAACTGCGTGCGCGAATCCTGCTGGCGCTCAGCTCTCTCGCGCTGGCGTCTTGCGGCTCAACACAGCCCTTGGTTATCCGCAGATGCCCACCAGTGCCAGCGGAGTTGCTGGCGCCCTTGCCGGAGCTGGTGCCACTGGTGCCAGCCTAGAGCCAGGGCAAGGCTTCACAGCCGATGCCCAGTGGGCTGAGCCCGCAGGCGTCAGCGCTGACCAGGCGCAGCTCAACGCCGAAATCAACTTCAGGCGGTGCACCACGATCCGTACGCGATGCCTAGCGCTGATTGACTACATCAAATCCCAACCGACTGATGCGGCTGATGGCCGCAATGGAGTTCACCCATGAGTGCAGAGAAGAACTGGCCCGCGTATGGCGACGATGGCATTGCCATCACGGCCACTGCTGCGAGCGCCGCCACGCTGATCGCCGACAACGCGCTGGAGCGCATTGGCGAGGACGTGATGGTCTACAACCCGGGCCCCAACACTGTGTTCATCAAGACCGGTGACGCCACGACTGTTGCTACGGCCCTGAGCATCCCTGTGCCGCCCGCCACGTTGTCGCCGTACCGGAAGGGGCCAGGCTCTACGCACATCGCCGTGATCAGCCCATCGGGCAACCAGGCGATTGTGGTGTTTGCTGGCGAGGGGAGCTGATCATGGCGGGCGACCCTGAGCCCATCCAATGCCGCAGCTGCGTATTGAGCTGTTCAATTCAAACGATTTGATTTAAGGAGACCGAGATGGCAGGTAGAGGACGTTCATGGGGCAGCGGCGGGGGCATCGCAGCAGCGAGCAGTGTGTTGACTGATTTGCTGGTTCGCTACGAGCGCTACAAAAACAACAACTGCCGCAGCAACACGCCGATCCCGTCTGCGCAGGTAGTGTCTGCCACGGTGTATGCCGATGCTGCAGCGCTGGCTGCGGCATTTCCGGCTGCGGCAAACGCCGGCAAAATGGGCAAGGTGACGTCGGGCAGCTCGTATGTGTTCTACACGAGCAATGGATCGGCTTACACACTCAACACGACCCCGACGGTGGGGTACCTGAACCCCGGCTCAGCAACGCCGGCAGGGTACAAGGTCCAGGTGATGGGCACCGGCATCGTGAATGCGCGGCCAGCCAATGGTGGCGCGCAGCTGCTCAAGCCGGTGCGCTTGTATGGCGCATTCCCGTATCTCAGTGGCTCAGGCATCACCAAGGGTGTTGTGCAGTATTTGCCAAATGCAGTGGATGCAAGCGAAGGGACCGCGGCTCGTGGCGGTCGTTACGCATTCGTGACCGAGGACGTGTACCCAGCGGTGTTCATCGGCGGCGGCAATGCACTGCAGATGACGGTCGATGATGGATCTGGCCCCCGCCGCGTGGTGGACCCTACTCTGTCTGCAATCGGTCCGGGCAATTGCGCATTCATTCAAACTCAGTCCGGCGGCATCTACTGGACGACTCTTGATTTCAGCCAGTTGGGTGGGCGCAAGCGTCGTTACGTGGAGTTCCCACTGTGGGGTGATTTTGGCCTTGTCAGCGTGGGCATCAGCAGCACTGCAACTTTTTTTGATCCACCCAACCATCCGCTTGTGTTGCACCTGGCTGATTCGCTGGGCGGCACGGTGTCGCAGGGCGCCAGCTGCGAGGCGTACTCCGAGGTGATGCGTGATGTGCTGGGCAACCCGAACTGGTGGCTCGACTCAGAGTCGGGCACCGGCTTCCTGGCTGGCAATAGGACGCACAGACAAAAGATTGCGAACCTATCGACCTTCCCCCAGCTCAAGGCTGTTGCGCTGGGCATCATGGCCCTGTCAGTCAACGACGGCAACGGTATGGCGGTCGGCAACTTCACGGCGGCTCAGGTGACCGCGGAAGTTGTGCTCACGCTGCGGGCCGCGCTGGATGCTTGGCCCGGTATCTATTGGATCTTGCTCGGCTCAACCGCCTCAGCGACGACGGTCAGTCAGACGGCGTGCGTCGCATACGAGCAAGCGGTGATTGCGGGCATTGCGCAGGTCAACTCGCCCTACGTGCTGTTCGTGCCAGCAATGACGGACGCCAGCGGCCAGGCTGTGACTGGCACGGGCAACTCGCTTGCGCCTACGGGTGTAGGCAACGCAGATATTTTGTTCACCTCACTGCCGGCACCCAACGACGACCTCACGCATTTCGGCGTCAAAGGCCATTTCGCCTGGGGCAATGACCGGATGGTGCCGGGCGTCGTCAACGCGGTGCGTCAACTTCTTGGCCAGTCTTGATTAGGGAGCGCAGCCGCTATGAATCTCACTGACCCCCGCTTTTGGCTAGACCTACTGCAATGGGTCATCGTGCTGGCTGTGGCGGCCACGACTTGGCTGCGCAAGCCCGGTGAGGCTGCGGTTGCGGGCCTGGCCACACTGCGTGATCACGTTGACACGCAGCACAAGGCCATCTCTGGTGATGTGGCCACGTTGCGCCGTCACGTTGATGACCAGCACCAGGTCATGCATAACAACCTGGCGGTAATCGGTGAGCGCATTGCGCACATGCCCACAAGCGAAGAGCTGGCCGAGCTGGCCGGGTCTGTCAAAACCCTGGCTAGGATGCAAGACGACATGAGCAAGTCGCTCTATCGAATCGAAAACTACCTGCTGAACAACAAATGAGCTTCGCTGACGTCATGGACCAAGACCGCCGCCTCGTGGTGCTCAAAGCCCTGCAGGCTGCTGCGGGCTACCGCGCTGCGCAGTTTGTGCTGCAGCGCTATGCGGCGCAGTTCGGGAACGCTGTGTCGCTCGATCGCATCAAGACCGATCTGTCCTGGCTGCGCGAGCAGGGCCTGATCACGCTTGAAACGCCCGACCAGGTCATGGTGGCCACGCTCACACAAGCGGGGCTGGATGTGGCTGCGGGCCTGTCCACCGTGCCCGGTGTGACTCGCCCTGCGCCCGGCGCTTGAGGTAGCCCATGCCACCCGTCAGCAAGATCGCCAAGCTGCCCGCTGAGTACCGCGAATGGCTGCACAAGGCCATCGTGGGTCGCGCCTTTGGCGACATTGAGGCGCTCACCGAAGAGTTCAATGCGCTCATGAAAGAGGGCGGCGTGGCCATCACGATCGGCAAGTCTGCGATCGGGGCTGAGTCGCTCAAGGTCAAGCGTGCGCAAGAGTCCATCCGCGCCACGACCGAGGCCACCAAGCTGATCGCCGAGTCATCACGCGACGATGGAGACAGCCGCTCTGAAGCCACGATGGCGCTGATCCAGTCCGAGGTCTTCGAGACCTTGCTGGAGATCCGAGAAGCCGAAGACGAGAGCGACCCGGGCGCACGCCTGGCGCTGATGGTGTCAGCTGCAAAGCACATCAGCACACTCAGCCGCGCCCGCGTCAACCAGGCCAAGTGGCGCACTGACGTGGAGGCGCGCGCCAAGGCTGCCGCAGACAAGGTGGCCAAGATTGCCAAGACGGGCGGCCTCACGCCCGACCAGGTGCAAGAGATTCGGCGCCAGATCATGGGCGTGGCCAAGCGCCCAGCTGGTGAGCCTGCAGCCGAGGGCGGCTGACATGGTCAAGCCACCTAAGCCGCCCCAGCCGGCGCCCAAAGGCCCAGGCCCCATCAAGCGCGCCGCCAAGGCCATCGCCAACGCGGCGGTGGCTGGCTCTATTGCCGTGGCCGCTGCGCTGCCTGGTGCCGCTGCGGGCCCGCTGCTGGCGCCTGAGAACCCGCTCAGCCAGGTCACCACCAGCGCTTATGCAGCCCTGCCTGCGGTGTTGATGGGCTACCAGGCCGAGTGGGTGGCTGACGACGCCCAGCTCAAGGTGATGGAGAAGGGCCGGCGCACAGGCATCACCTGGGCCGAGGCTGCTGACGATGTGCTGATCGCATCGAGCGAGGGCGGCTCGAATGTGTTCTACATCAGCGCCACGCAGGACATGGCCCGCGAGTACATTGAGGCCTGCGCCATGTGGGCGCGGGCGTTCGACTACGCTGCGGGCGAGATCGGCGAGGGCCTGTATGACGATGGTGGTGATGGCACCGAGTTCGACCCCACACGCCGCTACATCAAGACCTATGAGATCGTGTTCCCCGGTTCGGGCCGGCGCATCGTTGCGCTGTCCAGCCGCCCCACGAACCTGCGCGGCAAGCAGGGTGTGGTGGTCATTGACGAGGCCGCGTTTGCGCCTGACCTGGGCCAGCTGCTCAAGGCCGCAATGGCCATGCTGCTGTGGGGCGACAAGGTCCGCATCATCAGCACGCATGACGGCACCGAGAACGCGTTCAACCAGCTGATACAAGAGATCCGCGCGGGCAAGCGTGGTGATGCCACGCAGGCCAGCGTGCACCGCATCACGTTCAAAGACGCGGTGCAGCAAGGCCTGTATGAGCGTGTGTGCCTGCGCAAGGGCATTGCCTGGAGCCAAGAGGCGCAAGACAAGTGGGTGGCCAGCGCCTACAAGTTCTATGGTGACGATGCAGCCGAGGAGCTTGACGCTGTGCCATCGGCATCGAGCGGCGCTTACCTCTCGCTCACGCTGATCAACGAACGCATGACGGCCGCAGTGCCCCCGCTGGGCCCGGTCATCGTGCGTGGCAAGTGGGATGACAGCTTCGCCTACCAACCCGAGGATGTGCGCACCTACGCCATCAAGGGCTGGATCCGCGAGCAGCTGGAGCCGCACTTCAAAACGCTGCTGCACCCGGACCTGGTGCACGCGTTCGGTCAAGACTTTGCGCGCAACCGCGACCAGTCGGTGATCGTGATCGGCGAGCGTGGGCTTGACCTGGTCACCCGCGTGCGCATGGTGATCGAGCTGAGCAACTGCCCGTTCACGTGCCAAGAGCAGATCATGGCGGCCATCATTGACGCGCTCAAGCCGCGCAGATGGCGCGGTGGTGCGATGGATGCCACCGGCAATGGCGCAGCCCTGGCCGAGAAGATGGCGCAGCAGTACGGCACGCAGATGGTCGAGCAGGTCAAGCTCAGCGAGTCGTTTTACCTGCAGCACATGCCCAAGCTAAAGGCCGGCCTGGCTGATGGCACGCTCACCGACATACCGCGTGACGCTGATCTGCAAGACGACCTGCGCGCCATCAAGCTGATCAATGGTGTGCCCAAGCTGCCCAACACATCCACCCAAAGCGCGGGCGCCAAGGCCGCTGCAGCCGAGGGCGGTGGCAAGGCGCGGCGGCACGGTGACTTTGCGATTGCCCTGCTGATGCTGGTCTACGCACTACAGCGCGACGTGGGCGAGATCGACTACATGGGCGCCCCCGACAAAGCCAGCCGCGAGAAGTCCAGCGATGACGACGATGCCGCTGCTTTCGACTTCGACAGCGGTTGCGTGTGACCAATTGCCGTGCGTTTGTGGCGCCGGGGCGTTCATGAACGTTCATGAACGCGGTAAACAGCGCCGCCCATATCAGCGGGTAGGCAAGGCCCTTGAGCGCGCCTGAGGCCCGATTTTGAATAACGAGGTTTGTGATGATCCTGGACTTGCACGGCAACCCCATTGACCTGGCCGCGATCCGCGAGCCGCAAAGCGAGGCAAACAGCAACCAGGCACGCCTGGGCTACCTCAAGGGTGAGTTTGAAAACCACCCCGGCCGCGGCCTGACGCCGGCCAAGCTCAACGCCATCTTGAGCGAGGCCGAGCGCGGCAACCTGCTCTCGCTGCTTGACCTGGCTGACGATATGGAGGAGCGCGACGGCCACATCTACGCCCAGCTCGCTGTGCGCAAGACGGCGGTGATCAATCTGGAGTGGTCTGTCGAGCCGCCTGAGGGCGCCAGCCCCGAAGAAGAGGCGCAAGCCGCTGAGGTGGAAGAGTGGCTGCGCGACATTCCCAACTTTGAAGAAGACGTGCTGCTGGAGCTGCTCGACGGCATCCTCAAGGGCTTCAAGCCCATCGAGCTGTGGTGGGAACTGGACCAGGGCACGCTGCAGCCCCGCTTTGCCTCGCGCCCGCAGCGCTGGCTCACACTCAATGAAGAGCGCACCCATCTCACGCTGCGCTCCACCGCCGCCTACGGTGAGCCCCTGCGCCCCTTCAATTGGCTGGTGCACCAGCCCCGCTCACGCTCGGGCTACCCCGCACGCGCTGCGCTGGCCCGCGTGCTGGCGCTGCCCTACTTGTTCAAGAACTACGCCACGCGCGACCTGGCCGAGTTTCTGGAGATCTACGGCCTGCCACTGCGCCTGGGCAAATACCCATCGGGCTCCAGCGACATTGAAAAGCGCAAGCTGCTGCAAGCGGTGGTGGGCATTGGCCACAACGCTGCCGGCATCATCCCGGCGGGCATGAGCATTGACTTTGCCAATGCGGCCCAGGGCAACGAGAAGCCCTTCGAGGTCATGATTGACAAGATGGAGTCGATCGAGTCCCGCGTGATCGTGGGACAAACGCTGACGTCCTCAGAGGGCAAGAACGGCACGCAGGCACTGGGCAACGTGCACAACGATGTGCGGCTGGACATTTTGCAAAGCGACTCCAAGCGCCTGGCTGCTACCGTGACACAGCAGCTGATCAGGCCGATGGTGTTGCTCAACAAGCCGGGCGCTGACCCGCGCCGCCTGCCCTGCCTCAAGATTGATGTGCCGCAGCCCGAGGACCTGGCGCTCTATGCAGACGCCCTGCCCAAGCTCGCCGCGGCCGGCATGGAGTTTGATGTGGCCGAGCTGCACAAGCGTGTGCGCATTCCGCGTGCTGATGCGGGTGCCACGCTGCTCAAGGGCTTCAGCCCGGCGCAACTGCCTGGTGCTGCGGCGCCTGGTGCAGACCCGGGCGCGGTGGTGCCACCTGGTGGCAATGACCCGGCTGCGGTGGCCGCACCAGGTGGCAAAGCGCCTGCCGTGCCGGCGCCACCAGTTGATCAGACCAAGGTGGTGCCGCCTGTGCCGCCCAAGCCAGGCGCCAAGGCCGCGCTGGCCACGCTGCTGCCTGGTCAGCCTGCTGATGCACTCGACGAGCTCGTGGCCGAGGCCACCGCCGACTGGCGCCCCGTGATAGAGCCGATGGTGCAGCCGCTGCTCGCTGCATTGGACAAGGCTGTTGCGGTAGGGGAAAGCCTGGAGGCCTTCCGCGCACGCCTGCCCGAGCTGATCGAGCAGATGGACACACGCCCGCAAGCTGAGCGCCTGGCGCGTGCTGCATTCCTGGCCCGGCTGGCGGGCGAAGCTGACCTCGAAGGATGACACCGTGAGCAAGAACCCAACTGCGCCCCTGCCACCCAGCAACACCTTTTGCATCTCGTTTGAGACGCGCGGCCTCAAGGGCTACAACATCAAGGCCGTCAAGATCACGATCGAGGAGGATGTGATGGACGCTCTTGACACGGCCCGCATCGACCTGGCCGATCACCCGCTCTACAAGCAGCTGCAGCAATACGTCAAGGCCAACCCGAGGTAAGCCGCTCGTGCCCATCGCCACACCACCCGGCCTGCTCGTCGGCACCATCGAGCCCCGCGATGCCATCGCTGCATTCGAGCAACGCAAGCTGCTGCAGCCCTCATTCCGCTGGCAAGACGTCTGGCAAGAGGAGCACACACGCGCGCTGGCCGTGGCCGGTGTGCAGCGGCTGGATGTGCTGCAGGTGTTCGAAGAGGCCTTCAAAACCAAGTTCGCGCAAGGCGGCACGCTGGCCGACTTTGCCAAGGCCGTGCGGCCTGAGCTGGCCGCCAAGGGCTTCTGGGGCGATGTCGAGATCACAGACCCGGCCACGGGCGAGAGCCGCATCACGCGCTTTGATAACCGCCGCCTGCAGCTGATCTATGACGTCAACGTACGCCAAAGCTATGCCGCTGGCCAGTGGGCCCGCATCGAGCGCAACAAGGCGCGCATGCCCTTCATCATCTACCGCACGATGGATGATGACCGCGTGCGGCCCGAGCACGCGGCCTGGAACAACCTGGTGCTGCCGGTAGACCACCCATTCTGGCAAGCGCACTTCCCCCCGTGCGGCTGGCGCTGCCGCTGCAAGGCATTCGCCCTTGACCAGGCGGGCATTGATCGCCTCAAGGCAGCCGGCAAAGTCCTCCAGTTCGATGCCCCGCCTGAGCAGCTGATCAACTACGTCAACCCGCGAACTGGCGAGGTCGCGGCAGTGCCCAAGGGCATCGACCCCGGCTTTGCCTACAACCCCGGCAAGGCCCGCGACGAGCAGCTGCACGAGCAAACGCTGCGCAAGGCCTGGGCGGCCTCGCCGCTGTCTAGCGCCGTGGCTGTGGCGCAAGCCACTTTCGCAAGGCAAGAGATGGTGACCGCTGCCGCGGCGCAGTTCGGGCCTTGGGCCACGCGCATCAGCCAGGCTGTTGAAGCGGGCAGCTTTCAGCGTGGTGGCGTGCTGCAGGCCGTCACGGCCTTGTCGCCGCAAGCGGTGCGCGCACTGGCCACAGCAGGCGTGCGCCCGGCCAGCGCCGTGGTGGGCATGTGGGATGCCGACATGGCCAAGGCTGTGGCCGGTGTCAGCGCGGCCGACCTGGCTGTGATGGGGCGCCTGCCTGTATTGATGGAGCGGCCCAGCGCCATCCTGGTCGGGCCTGGCAACACGCTGCTCGTGCTGATCGAGCTGCTCGGCGCAAGCAAGGCCGATGCAGTGCTGGCCGTGGGCCTGGATGTGCTGGTACAGCAGCCCGGCGCCACCGACCTGCTCAATCTGGTGCGATCACTGCAGGTCACCACCTGGGCCAAGGTGCGGCGCAACAAGCAGCTCAAAGAGGTGTGGCGCCGTGGCTGATGTGTTGCGCGTCAATGTGATCAGCCGCGCGGTGGATGAGATGCTGCTGCGCGCCATCGATGTGCTCGATCACCCCAACGCCTTGCTGCGCAGCATGGGCGGCGTGCTGGAGCGCAACATCCAGCTGCGCTTTGAGACCAAGACAGATCCTGCTGGCGTGCCGTGGCAAGCGCTGGCAGAATCCACGCTCAAATCGTATGAGCGCAAATACGGTGGCTCGATCCCTGGTAGCCTCTTGGAGCGCAGCAGGCACATGCGAGACAGCCTGGCCAGCCAGGTGTTTGGTGGTGTGCTCGAAACAGGCTTCAGCGAGTCCTACGCTCAATATCATGAGACGGGCAGCAAAGATGGCAAGCACCCGCCCCGCCGCGGGCTGCTGTTTCTGAACTGGCAAACGGGCCAGCTCAGCCCTGCCGATGAGGCCGACCTGGTCGCCGACATCGAGAGCTTCCTTGCAAGCGGTTTCTAAACCCGTTTAACTTCCCCGCAAGGCCGCGTCGTCAGAAACTGGCGACGCTATGAAAACACAGCCCCTCACCAAGCCCACGCAAGTTGCACTGCTCAGCGCCATCGCTTTGGATAAAGCTGGCGATGTGCAGCTGCTGCCAGCTGGTGAGTTCAAGGCACGTGATGGCCGGCCAGGCCCGGGAAAGTTTTGGAGGGTCAGCGATGCGCAAGGCGTAACACTCGCGGCCGAGTTGACGCGCATTGCCGCGCTCTCGGCCTTCACCTTTGACTACGAACACCAGACGCTGCACGCCCTCAAGAATGGCCAGCCAGCGCCTGCCTCGGGCCGCGCCACGCAGTTCGAGTGGCGTGCAGGCAAGGGCCTGTATGCACTCAACGTCAAGTGGACAGCCAAGGCCCAGGCCTATATCGATGCAGAGGAGTACCTCTACATCAGCCCGCTCATCCAGTTTGATGAAGCTGGCAACGTGACTGGCGTGCTCAACGCTGCCCTGGTCAACACCCCCGCACTGCTCGGCATGGAGGCGCTCGTTGCGGCGCTCCAGGCCGATCTGCTCGCCGCCCTCTCTCAACAACGCACACCGGAGCCCGGTATGAATCTGCTGCAAATGCTGATCGCCGCCTTGTCCCTCAAGGCTGACACCAACGAAACCGAGGCGCTGTCTGCCGTGGCCGCACTCAAGGCCCGCGCTGATGCGCAACCCGTCATCCCGCAGCCGCTGGCCGCGGCGCTGTCGATCAAGGCTGATGCCGATCTGTCGGTGGCCGTGAGCGCCATCGAGGGCCTGCAAGAGCAAGCCAAGGGCACCAGCAACACCACGCTGTCCACCATCCAGGCGCTGCAGGCGCAAGTGGCTGAGCTGTCGAGCAAGACCACGGCCAGCGCCGTCAAGACCTTGGTGGACGACGCCCTCAAGAGCGGCAAGCTCGTTCCCGCCATGCAGGCCTGGGCCACTGAGCTGGGCAACAAGGACATGGCTGCGCTCAGCAACTACATCGCCGCAGCCCCCGTGCTGCCGCTGGGTGCCACCCAAACCGGTGGCAATGACCCTGGCGCGGGCGGCGGCGACAAGGCCGCGCTCAGCGCTGTCGAGGCCGATGTGCTGGCCCGCATGGGCTTGAGCAAAGAGCAGTACGACAAGGCCGCTGCCTGAGCAGGTAGCGCACGCACACCACATCAACGGAGTCACCACACATGACCGCTACCACCGAAGGTCGTCAGACCAAACGCCGCGACGGCCGGCAGTTCTCGTTTGGCCTCGCCGCCGCAACCAAGATCCCTGTTGGCGTATTGGCCGCCATCGCCTCCACCGGTTTCATGGTCAATGCCGCGGCGGTTGCCACGCATAAGGTGGTTGGCATCACCGAGTTCGATATCGACAACAGCGCGGGCGCTGATGGCGCGGTCAAAGGCAGCGTACGCCGTGGCTGCTACCAGTTCGCCAACAGCGCGGGCGCTGATCAGATCACGCTGGCCAACGTCAACGATATGGCCTATGTGGTTGACAACCAGACGGTGGCCAAGACAAGCGCAACCAACACGCGCCCTGTGGCCGGCAAGATCGTCGATGTGGACGCTGACGGCGTCTGGATCGACATCTAAAGCCACCCCGCCACCACCTCATCCAGCAGGAGCTCAGCAATGATCATCAATGCGGCCAACATGGCCATCCTCAACCAGTCGTTCAACGCCGCCTTCAAGGGCGCGTTCGATGTCGCTGCGCCCATGTCCGGCCGCATCGCGATGACGGTGCCCTCCACCACCAGCGAAGAAAAGTACGGCTGGCTGGGCATGAGCACCACCTTTCGTGAGTGGCTGGGCGAGCGCCAATACCAGGCCCTCAAAACGCACAGCTACTCGATCAAGAACAAGCGCTTTGAAAACACCGTTGAGGTGGACCGCGATTCGATCGAGGACGATCAATACGGTGTGTTCTCGCCGCTCATGTCGCAGCTCGGCCAGGACTCGGCCCTGCACCCTGACGAGCTGGTGTTCAGCCTGCTTCAACAGGGCTTCAACACCGCTTGCTACGACGGCCAGTACTTCTTCGACACGGACCACCCGGTGGGCCTGCCGGGCAAGGTGGCATCGGTCAGCAACTTCCAGGGTGGCACCGGCTCGGCCTGGTATCTGCTGGACATGCGCAAGATCATCAAGCCGATCATTTTGCAAAAGCGCCGCCCCTACAACTTCATCGCCAAAGACAAGCTGGACGACGAGGACGTGTTCAAGAAAAACACTTTTGTGTACGGCGCCGACGGCCGCTCGAACGTGGGCTTTGGCATGTGGCAGTTTGCCTACGGCTCCAAGCAGCCGCTGGACAAAACCGCCTACGCCGCAGCGCGCTCCGAGATGGGCAGCTTCAAGGCCGACAACGGCAAGCCGCTGAACGTGATGGGCAACCTGCTGCTGGTGCCGCCCAACCTCGAAATGGCCGCGCTCGAAGTGATCAAGCAACAGCGCGGGGCCAACGGCGCAGACAACGTGTACGCCAACACCGCTGAGGTGCTGGTCTGCCCCTGGCTGTCCTGATCAGCCAGGCCGCAACGCAAACCACACCGGAGATATCAGCAATGGCTACCATCAAAAACACGGGCAAAGCGGCGGCAAGCGCCGGCTCCACAGAGGCGATCAAGGTGCTGTGCGCCAGCGAGGGCTTTCGCCGCGCAGGCCACGCCTTCGGCCCCGAGGCCAAGGTCATCAAGCTGGCCGACCTCACTGCCGAGCAGCTCGATGCCATCGAGAGCGAGTCCCGCTTGATCACTGTGCGCACCACGTTCGAAGAGCCCGCAGCCTATGAGGCTGCAGGCGCCGCCAAGACCTGAGCCTGGAGGGGCGAGAGGCGCTGCCATGTTGCAGCAGAGGCCTTGTTCAGCCGCAGCCAGTGGGAGCCTGGCACCTATACACCACGCCGCGAAGGCATTGAAGCAACGCCCTTGTCGGGTCTGCGTTGTGGAGCCTGGGAACCGACTCAACCTGTGAACCTCTGACGGGGGTGGATAGCAGGGGATGTGTTGGGTTTAAACCCCCGTCAACTTCAGAGCCATTACATGCCCCACAAAACCCAAACCCTTGAGCAGTACCTGGTCGATGCAGCCAAGGCCGGCGCGATCGATCACAGCTTGCGCGTGCGCCTGCAATCTGATGGTGGCTGCACCTTCTACATCCACCCATCTGGCCGCGATGGCCAGACGCTGGACTTTGTCGTTGGCGGCAACAGCGTGAGCTGCACCAATGTGTGCGGCCAGCCCGTGCCAGCCATCGGCGCCACCCACGTTTGACGAGCGGCCCCTCCATGCCCTACGCCACCCGCGCCCACATGGAGCTGAAATTCGGTACCGCCGAAGTTGAGCAGCTCACCGACCTGGCATTGCCAAGGCTGGGTTCCACCAATGCGGCTGTGCTTGATCGCGCCCTGGCTGATGCCAGCGCCTGGATCGATGGCTACCTGGTCGGCCGCTACAGCGTGCCAGTGCTTGATGCGGGTGCGCAGCAGCTGCTGTCCATGCACTGCTGCAACGTGGCCCGCTACATGCTCATGTCAGCGCAGGCTGACGAGGCCGTGACCAAGATGTACGAATCGGCCGAGCGCTATTTCATGGCCATCGCCAAGGGCACCATCAATCTGATCCAGCCTGCCGACGTGCCTGCACCAGCAGGCGTGGGCGAGGTTGAGTTCAATACCGGCACCAAGCACTTCGGGCGTGATCCAGCCTGGCGGGATTGCTGACATGGCCAACGCTGACTTGCTCGCTGATTACCTGTTCATTGGCTCGCGCATTGAGGCCCGCCTCAAGAGTGAGGTGAGCGGCCTGGCGGTGCGCGGCATCGAGCTGCTCGCGCAAGCCACCGAGGCCAATGTGCGCACGCTCGATGCCTTCGTGCTGTACGAGCAAGACCTGTTCACCGATGCGGCTGGCCGCGGCGCGAGCCAGTTGGTCGACCAGGTCTGGACGGTGCTGCTGGCCATGCGCAACGCCAGCCAGGTGGACCCTGCAGCGCGCAACCACCAGGCAGGGCCGTATCTGTCAAGCATTCACAAAGCCCTGTCGGGCTGGGCGCCTGAGGGCACCACGCGTGCCTTCAAGCGCATCAATGGCCGCAAGGCCACCTATGGCGGCAACACCGCGCTGTACCCGCTCACGTTTTCGATCACTCTCAACATCTGATAGGAGCCCAACATGCCCGGTTTTTCTGGTCAAGGCATCGTGTCCATCGCTGAGCGTCAGGCCAATGGCCTGCCCGGCATCTTCTCTGACTTCGGCAACTGCGACACCTTCGAGCTGGGCTTGACCGAAGAGACGGTCGAGCGCGCCGAGTCAATGACCGGCCAGCGCTTGCCCTACCGCAAGATGACCAAGTCGCGCGGCGGCACGCTCAAGCTCAAGGGCGACGAGTTCAACAGCAAGAATTTTGCGCGCGCCGTGATTGGCAAGATCATCGATGTGGCTGCAGGCTCTGCCGTGGTCGGCCATGTTTTGCCTGCTGGCATGGTGGTGGGCGACGCGTACGCGCTGCCGGGGAAAAACGTCACGGCCAACACCGTGACGATCAAGGATTCGACGGCCACGCCCAAGACCTTGACGCTCAACACGCACTACAGCTTTGACCCGCTGTCTGCTGAGATCCTGTTGCTCAACCTCACCGCGGGCGGGCCTTACACGCAGCCCTTCAAGGCCGACTTCACGCCCGGCGCGTATCGGGCGATCGGGGCATTCCAGGATGTGTCCAAAGAGTTCTTCATTCGGCTCAAGGGTATCAACACAGACACCGGCGAGCGTGGGATCTCTGACGTGTACCGAGTCAAGATCAGCCCGACCAAAGCGCTGTCGCTGATCAACAGTGACTTCCTGGACTTCGAGCTCGACTGCACCGTGCTGGCCGACCTGACGCGTCAGACAGCCGACGCTGGCGGCCAGTTCTACGGCTTCTATACGGCACCCGCCGCCTGACCTGAGCCACTCAAGCCATGACCACGAACAACTCGCCCCTCTCCCTGCGTGACTTGGTTGCTGCCCCGGTGGCCATCACGGTTGGCTCAGTCCAACTCGACATCCAGCCGCTGAGCTGGTGGGCCTCGGTAGATGTGATCGACGCGATCGCGCCCGCCCTGGCCACCATGCCTCAGCCCCCCGCCGAGGGCGCCAGCATCGACGCCACCGAGTGGCTGCTGTGGGTCTCGGGCAACCGCAGTGCCGTGGTGACATTCGCCACCCTGGCCAGCGGCCAGGATGCCGACGTGATCAAGGCTTTGCCACCTGGTGCGCTAGTCGAGTTGGTGTTCGGCCTGTTCGAGGTCAACGCTGATTTTTTTCTCGCGAGCCTGCCCGCCTCGATCGCGCGCCTGGCCGATCGGATGGGCGGGCTCAAAGACCGCGTCGCGCAGACGGTGGCAGCCTCACGCTTGTCGATGTCTGGCAATACCTCATCCAGCGCGGCCACCGCTACGCCGACCTGATCCACTACACGCCCCGGCAGACCTTCGCCTTCTTCAGGGCCGCTGGCGCCCTGGACAAGAGCAAGCGTCTGCAGGGCCTGGCCGATGCGCGCATCGCCCAGTACGGCGTTGAGGACTACCGCAAGGCCCTGGCCTCGATCAAGGACCCCGCATGACCGCCGAAGCCAAGATCCGCATCTCAACCGATGGCGCGCAAGCGCTCAGCCTGCTGCGCAGCATGCGCGAGCAGTTTGCGCAAATCGGTAAAGATGGCGCCAAGGCTGCTGATGCGATCGACACGCAATGGCAGGCCGCCACGGCGCGCATTGCAGCGGGGCTCAACCAAGTCAGTGGCATCAAGCGCGAGCTGTCCACGCTGGGTACGGGCGCGCTGTCAGGCGCCACAGCCGAGGCTGGCCGCTTTGCGGGCAACCTGTCGTCTGCGCGTGCTGCGGCTGTGCAGCTGGTTGCGGCGCTGGCCGGTGCTGAGACGGCCCGAAAGGGCGCTGAGCTGGCCGACGCTTACTCAGGCATGACGGCCCGGCTTGGCATTGCCACCAAGAGCCAGACCGAGTTCAACCAGGCAATGGCCACGGCGCAGCGTCTGTCGGCACTCTACGGTGGCAGCCTCAATGCCACGGCCGCATCATTCACGCGCACGCTGTCGTCGATCAGGCCACTCAATGGCACGATCCGTGAGGCGACCAACGTGACCGAGGCGCTGCTGGCATCGCTCAAGGTCAGTGGCGCATCGGCTGAGGAGTCATCTGCCGCCGTCCTGCAGTTCGGCCAGGCGCTGGGCAAGGGCGCCCTCAATGGTGACGAGTTCAACTCTGTTGCCGAGGCTGCACCTCGCTTGCTGTCTGCGCTGGCTGATGGTCTGGGTGTGCCTACCGCTGCGCTTAAAGAGATGGGCGCGCAGGGCCAGCTCACCACCGCCAAGATCGTTCAGGGTCTGACCCGCGCATTGCCCCAGTTGCGCCAAGAGGCCGCATCGATCCCTATCACTATCGGCGCCGCGGTGCAGCAGGTCAACAACCAGCTGCTGACGTATGTGGGCCAGGCGTCCAAGGCATCGGGTGCCAGCCAGGTGGTCGTTGACAGTCTGCGCGCCATCGGCGACAACATCGGGCCGCTGATCACGGGCCTGACCACCCTGGTTACCCTGGTGGGTGTGACGTATGTGGGCAAGCTGGCTGCCGGCGCAGCCGCAGCGATCGAGTTCGCCATCCAGCAGCGCGTACTGGCTGCCGCTGCCGCATCGGCTGCAGCCGAAATGGGCATGGTTGGCGCAGCTGCTGGCACGCTCACATCGGCCATTGCAGGCCCGATCGGCCTGGTGGTGGCGCTGGGTGCTTTGGCTGCTGGCTGGATCGCCCTGGGTGCAGCCAAGAACAAAGCCGCTAAGGATGCGCAGACGCCTGATGATCTGCGCAAAGAGCGCGCAGACATCCAGGCTCAGCTTGATCAACTCAACGCGCGCCGTAAAGCCGGCAAGGTCAACGCATCCGATGGGGCGGACGAAGCGCGTAGCCTCGACCGCCAGCTCGCTGCCCTTGATGCTCGCTTGGCTCAGATAGAGCAGCGCAAGGCAGATGAGCTGCGCATGTCGGGTGGTCCGCGTGGTGGCAGCACGCAGGACCAGCTCCTGGATCCAGCGACCATCCAGTCCATCGAGAACGAGTTCAAGACACGCGACTCGATCGAGAAGGGCTTTCGGGCCAAGCGCGACGCCTATACGCTCGCCAAAGACGCCGAGATCAATATGGCCCGTGCCCACGGCACGATGGACCAGGTGCAGCAGCTCGAAGCGCAAAAGACCGCTGTGCTGGCCAAGCTTGAAAAGGAGCGGCAAAAGGCGCTCAAGGATCTGGACAAGGACGGCGAAGTCTCCCGCCTGGCTCAGGCCCGCGACACATACGACAAGCAAGCCGCCCTGCAGGCCGATTCGCTGCAGCGTGCTGCCCAGACAGCGCGCCAAGCTTATGACGATGGCTTGGTCTCATACAAGGCCTACCTGGCTGACCGGGCCGCCGCTGAAGACCAGGCCAATGCTGCCGAGGTGGTGGCGCTGCAAAAGCAGCTTGTGGCACAGCAAAGGGCACTGGCCGAGAACCGCGCCCAACGCGCCAAGGCCGACACAGCCAATGAGCGCGCGGGCGCTGACGACGCGATCGCCAAAGGCCTGGACACCATCCAGAAGCTCGAAGTTGACATCGAGAAAAAGAAGCGCGACCAGGTCGACGCCGCACGTGCCCGCCGGCGCGAGGAGGCCCAGATCGTGGAGGAGCTGCGCAAGCAGCGCGAAGAGACCGACGCCATGCTAGCCAAGGCCACCGGCGCCGAAACGCCCGACTCGGTGACACGATCGGTACGCAAGCAGTACGAGCCCCAGCTCAAGGCAGCCCTGCAAAACGACCAGGACCCCGCGCCCCTGCTCAAGCTCATCGATGTCGAAACCGAGCGCGCCAAGTTCGATCTGCTCGTGCGCCAGTTCCAGGAGCGGCGCGATGCGCTCAGCTCGGCCGAGTCGGCTGTCACGGCCCAGCGTGATGCTGGCCTGATCACCGAGTCGCAAGCCGAGGCGCGCATCCTGGAGCTGCGCCAGCAGTCCGTTCAGGCCCTGCGTGATGGCGCTTCGGCGATCGCTGATCAGTCCAATAAGCTGGACGAGGTGGCTGGCAAGCCCCAGCCCAAAGAAGCGCAGACCGCACGTACTGCCGGCACCGATGTGACCAAGGTGGCTGACGTTCGCACCGAGTTCGAGAAGACGGCCAAGTCCTCGGCCATGTCATCCATCAGCACCGAGCTGACCAATATCCTGGATGGCTCCAAGAAGGCCAGCGAAGGCCTGCGGGACATGGTCGGCAACTTCGCCAAGTCCATGCTGGACCTGATTGCAAAAAAGCTGGGCGAGCAGCTCGTCACCTCACTTTTGGGCAGCGGCGGCGCGGGCGGGGCGGGCGGCTCATCGAGCGGCGGCTGGGTGCAGGCTGCCGCGTCTTGGGCGGCCACGTTCTTCCACTCGGGTGGTGTGGTGTCGTCAGGTGGTGGCGTGCGTAGCATGCCCACGAGCACCTGGGCAATGGCGCCTCGCTACCACACGGGTGGCATCGCCGGGCTTGCGCCGGGCGAGGTGCCCGCGATCCTCAAGGCCGGTGAGGAAGTGCTGACTGCCGATGACCCACGCCACATCAAGAACATGAGCAGCCAGAACGGCGGCATGTCAGTCACCACACAGATCAACATCTCCGGCGCTGCCGGTGGCGAGTCTGACCAGGCCACAGCAGCCGGCGATCTGGTGGCCACGATCACCAGCGTGGTCGACGCCTGGGCCGTGAAGAACTCGCGGCCGGGTGGCATTTTGTCGGGGAGCCGATCATGAGCCTGCCTGTATTTGATTGGGTCGAGTCGCCCGGCACATCCAAACGCTCCGAGGCACTGGTCATCAGCACCAAGTTCGGTGATGGTTACGGCCAGGACGCCCCTGCGGGCCTCAATGAGCGCATGCAGGTGTGGTCCTACCAGGCCAGCAACATCGACGTTGAGGTGGCCGATGCGATCGAGGCCTTTCTGGAGGATGGCTTGGGCTACAAGCGCTTTGCTTGGACGCCACCTCGCAAAACGGTGGCCCTGACATTCAAGTGCACGGCTTACAGCTACACGCTGGGCGATGTAGTGGGACAGGCCTCCATCAGCGCCACGTTTGAGCAGGTGTTTGAGGCTTGATATGACCATCGCCATCGAGATCAGCAAGCTCACACACGACGCCATCATCGAGCTGTTCGTGATCGACGCCACTGTGCTGGGCGGAACCGTGATGCATCTTCATGCGGGCACGAACAAGCTCTCGCAGTCTGTGGTGTGGCAAGGCCAGGCTTACGACCCGTTCCCGATCGTGGCCGAGGGCTTCGAGCGCAACAGCTCAGGCCCGTTCCCACGGCCGACGCTCAAGGTCTCGAACGTGTACGGCCTGGTGGGTGCCCTGGTACGCGACCTCAAGGGCCTCAAGGGCGCGAAGGTCATCCGCAAGCGCACGCTGGCCAAGTTCCTGGATGCAGTCAACTTTCCTGGCGCGGTGAACCCCACGGCTGACCCCAGCGCGCACTACCCGGACGACATGTGGTTCATCGACCGCCGCGCCAGCGCCGACCGTTCGGTGGTGGTCTTCGAACTCGCCAGCCCGATGGACGTGGCCGGTGTGATGCTGCCCCGCCGTCAGGTGCTTGCCAATGTGTGCGTCTGGGCTTATCGCGGCGCTGACTGCGGCTACACCGGGCCAGCCGTGGCCAAGGCAGACGACACATTCACCAGCGTGCTGGCGCAAGACGCTTGTGGCCACCGGCTCAGCTCGTGCCGCCTGCGCACGTGGCCCAACAACGAGTTGCCGTTCTCGGGGTTCCCGGGGGCGGGCTCCATCCAGGCGCTTTGATATGGACAAGATCATCATTACAGCTGAGCTGGGCGACGCCATCTTGGCTCACGCGCAAGAGGCTTTCCCGGCAGAGTGCTGCGGTCTGGTTGTGGCCACCAGCGCCGGGCCCGGATACGTGCCATGCCGCAACGACGCCGCAGCCGACCTGGCGCAAGACCACTTTGTGCTCCACCCTGATGACTGGGTAGCTGCCGAGGACCGTGGCACCGTGCTGGCCATCGTGCACAGCCACCCCAACGCCAGCGCTAACCCGACCGATGCCGACCTGGCCATGTGCGAGCGCACGGGCCTGCCCTGGATCATCATCGGCTACCCATCAGGCGTGATCACCCAGACGCTGCCCAAGGGCCAGCGCCTGCCGCTGGTCGGGCGCGTGTTTCACCACGGCGTGGTCGATTGCTATACGCTGGTTCAGGACTACTACCACGAGCGTTTGGGCATCGACCTGCCCGACTTTGAGCGCTCAGACGAGTGGTGGAAGCGTGGGTCCAATGGGGAGCCTGGCCAAAACCTCTATCTGCGCGGCCTGGAGCGCGCCGGCTTCGTCGTCATGGGCTCGCCCCAAGATGTGGAGCCCCAGGCTCACGACATGATCTTGATGGCCATCCTGTCCGACCAGCCCAACCACGCTGCGGTGATGGACGGCGAGCGGCCTGGCCTGATCCTGCACCACCTCTACGACTCACTGAGCAAGCATGACGTGTGGGGCGGCTCGTATCGTCGGCACGCCACCCATGTCTGCCGCCACCGCCTCGTGATGGAGCGCAACCATGACTGATCTAATTGGAACCGAACAACTGCGCGAGGTGCGTTTGTATGGGCACCTGGCCCAGCGCTTTGGCCGCGTGCACCACCTCGCTGTACGCAGCTGCCGCGAGGCGGTTGAGGCGCTCAAGCACATGCTGCCTGGCTTCGAGGCGCAGGTGCTCAAGCACAACCGGCCTGGGTACCATGTTTTTGGTGGTGAGCGTAAGGTTGCCAACTGCCGCGGCGTCGACAGGCTGGATGCGCCGCTTGGGACCGGTGAGCCCGTGTGTATCGTGCCAGCGGTAGCGGGCAGCAAAAAGCAGGGCCTGCTGCAGACCATTGTTGGCGCGGCCATGATCATTGTGGGTGTGATCTACGAGCAGCCGTGGCTCATTCAAGCGGGTATCGCCGTGATGGCTGGAGGCATCGCTCAGATGCTCACGCCCGTCGCCAAAGCCAAGGAAGACCCCAAGGACAGCCGCTTGGCCAGCTACGCCTTTGACGGCCCCGTCAACAGCACACAGCAAGGCTTGCCTGTGCCCATCGTCATTGGCCGCATGATTGTGGGGTCGCACGTCGTGTCTCAGGCCCTTTACAGCAGCGATCTGGCATGAGCGACCAGCCCAAGCAGCTGCTGATCGAGGGCCGTGGTGGCGGCAAGGACGGTGGCGGATCCACGCCGAGCGAGGACACCGACTCGCTGCGCTCCACGCAGATCGCCGACATCACTGACCTCATCTGCGAAGGCCAGTGCGGTGGGCCCGTCAATGGGCTCAAAAGCTTCTTCCTGGACGGCGTGCCCATACAGAACGCTGATGGCAGCTACAACTTCACCGGCGTCACCTGGGCTTGGCGCGCCGGCACACCTGGCCAGGCTGCGTTGCCCGGTCAGGCCGGTACCGAAAACACCATCCCCGTTGGCGTGCAAGTGCTGGCAGCCACCCCGGTCGTGCGCACAATCAATAGCGACTCGGTAGACACCGTGCGGGTCACCATCGGCATCCCACAGCTCAGCGAGCAAGACTTGGAGAGCGGCGACCTGCATGGCTCGCGCGTCGCGTGGGCCATTGATGTGCAGACTAAAGGTGGCGGCTTTGTGGAGCGGTACCGGCGCGTGGTCGATGGCAAAAACATGAGCCTGTACACCAAGTCGGTCAGCGTCAAGCTATTCGGTGGCGCACCGTATGACATCCGCGTGCGGCGCATCACGCCGGACTCGACCAAGTCGGTGATCGTCAACGCATTCAGCTGGATCAGCTACTCCGAGATCCAGTCGATCAAGCTGCGCTACCCGAACAGCGCCATCAGCCGCATCCAGGTCGATGCGCAGCAGTTCAGCCGTATCCCCGTGCGCTCGTGGGATTGGCTGGGCAGCTATATGCAGGTGCCCAGCAACTACGACCCCATCACCCGCGTTTACACCGGCACGTGGGACGGCACCTTCAAGCTGGCCTGGACGAACAACCCGGCCTGGGCGATGTACTACATCGTCACAGCGCTGCGCGAAGGTCTGGGCGAGTACGTCGATCCCGTCTACAACAACAAGTGGGCGCTCTATCAGATCGGTAAGTACTGCGATGGCCTGGTGCCCGATGGCAAAGGCGGCATGGAGCCGCGCTTTACCTGCAACCTGGTGCTGAGCGCACGCGCCGAGGCCTACCAGGTCCTGCGTGATTTCGCGGCGATCTTCCGAGGCATGGTCTACTGGGGCAACAGCACGGTCGAGTACTCGCAAGACGCCCCGGCGGATGCAGAGCTGCTCTACACCCCTGCCAACGTGGTCGATGGCGTGTTCACCTACCAGGACACGAGCGAGAAGAGCCAGCACAGTGTGTTCATTGCCTACTGGAATGACTTGAGCCAGCAGGGCAAGAGCGTGCCCGAGGTTTATGCGCCTGATGACCTGATCACCCGCTACGGCGTGCGCGAGATGTCCATGCAGCTCATAGGCTGCACCAGCCGTGGCCAGGCAGCGCGCATGTGCCGCTGGGCCCGCTATACCGAAGAACACGAGGGCACGCTGGTCAGTTTCAATGTGGGCTCTGATGGCCACATTGCTGCGCCAGGCAAGCTGTTCAAGATCGCCGACCCGAGTGAGCAGGGTGAGCGCCTGGGTGGGCGCATCAAGGCTGCTACCACCACCAGCGTCACGCTGGATGCACAGGTGGAGTTGCGCGCAGGCGAGACCTACACCATCACTGTGATCCGGGCCCGGCCCGACGACGCGGCCGAGGTCGCTGCAGCCGGCGTGCCGCGTGACAAGCAGCTGCGCACCATCACTGAGGAGCGGGCCGTCATCACGGCCAGTGGCGTCACCACAGCCGAGCTGAGTGTGTCCCCCTCATTCAGCGTGGTGCCTGAGGCCCAAACAATCTGGGTGCTGCAAAGCAACGGTATCGAAGCCACCACCTGGCGCTGCCTGGCCGTCAAAGAGGTGGCAGGCAAGAACCAGGCTCAGATCAGCGCGATCGCGCACAACCCCAGCAAGTTTGATGCGATAGAGCTGGGCCTGCAGCTCGATGAGCCGGTGGTGTCGCGCCTCACGGCCGTGGTGGCGCCGCCCGGCAACCTGCAGCTGCTGGAGACCGTCTACACAGATGGCACTACCAACCGCTCACGCCTCACAGCCTCGTGGGTGCCTGCAGCGCCGTACCTGCGCCACAACGTCATGTGGCGCCGCGACACCAGCTGGTGGCAGCGCTTGCCCACCACCTCGGCCCAAACTGTGGACATTGGCCCGCTCGATCCGGGTGTGTATGAGGTCAAGGTCACCTCCACCAATGCCCTGGGCAATACCTCGCCGGCCGCGCAGGCGTCCATCCAGATTGCCGGCGGGCCATCGGGCGTGCGTGCTGTGCGGCTCAAGGCCTCGGCGCTCACGTTCAAGGTCAGCGCTGCAGGTGTGGCCAGCCCAGCAGTGATCAACGTGGAAGCCGCCATCGGCGGGCTCAGTGGCCCAGTCACCTGGTCGGTGACCTCGGGCGCCGCCACGCTCGTGCCTGCGGCTGATGGTATGAGCGCCACGGTGGCCTATGCCACCATGAGTTCCGAGGCGGTGACGATCTCGGTCGTGGTGGTCGACAAGGGCCAGACATTTACCGACCTGGTCACCATCATCAAGCTGCATGACGGCCTGCCTGGTGATCCAGGCAGCCCTGGGGACACTGGCCTGCCTGGTGATCCGGGCGCACCAGCCAGATCGGCGCAACTGTCGCTCGATACTGTGGCCCTGCCCGCTGATGGAAGCGGCGCAGTGACGAGTTACGTGGGCGCGTTTTCCAGTTTGGTTATTTGGTCTGGTGATGAGATTGATGCTACTGGGTGGACATACTCGCTGGTCAATAGCTCCGGTGTGAACAGCACGCTGACAGGCAACACAGTCACAGTTACGGCTATGTCTGCATTGGTCGATTCTGGTTATGTGGATATCACTGCTACGCGGTCGGGCTTGTCGATAACTAAGCGCCTCGCTGTGATCAAAGCTAAAGCAGGTGTAAAGGGTGATGTGGGCGAACCGGGCAACCGGGGTACCGTACAGATCGCGCACGAAATATCAGGAACGTCCTGGAGTGATTCTGCGGCAAACGCGGCGCTCACCGATGCCGGGTTCAGCGGGCCGATGGATCGGGATGTGGTTACGCTCTACAACACTACAGAAAAATGGAGTGAGGCGAGGTTTTACTCATCTGGATCTTGGCTGCCCATTGGTGCATACATCGATGGAAATTTAATCGTTGATGGAACCGTTTCTGCGAGCAAAGTTAATGTTGATCAGCTATCTGCTTTATCAGCGAATATCGGGTATATTACTGCCGGAAAACTGGGGGCTAGTGTAGTTGTCGCCGGCGAACTTTCTGCCGCAACAGGGTATTTTGTTGGGAAGGTATCGGCCGGATCGGTCGATGTGGCTAAATTGGCAGGTACTTCCGACGTTTTTGATTCAGTTGGATGGCATTCATTTATTACAACCAGCGACTATCCAACCATCCGTTTCAGCTCTTATGCGGGTGGAGGAGGTGGTGGCGGCGGGAATGGTGGCACTACGGG